ATTGTCAATCGGAGACGGGAAAGCTGGCCCCCCATAACCGGAATCTGCATTAACGTGCCTTACGCCTCTGATGCGAGTGTCCGCATTAGCTTCACCAGTATAAGGGCGACGAATCACGGCGTCTCTGTTTGCCGCTTGCTGCGTGTCTTGAAAGATGTTCGATAGCGTTGTCATTGACGTGCCTTCCATGCCAAAACAGATGTCATTATCGGTGTCGCCTGGCATAAAAGAACTGAACTCGCCAAAGCCAAAGCACCCATAGTAGCCGCCACTCGCTGCCTGAAAGAAAAGATAAAAGGTCCTGCTGTCCGCGAGAGCGGTAAAAACGTTTGCGTTGAAAAGGTTCGCTGCGGTGGATGCGTTCGGGAATCTGTTTGCCCCAGCGGAAAGGCTCGTTGCATCCTCAATCCCGCGCACGTTCGCGCCGGCTGTGCCGGTGTCGTCTACAACGAACAGCGAGCCGGGAGCGTACGCGCTCGGCGACTTAAATCCGGCGATGTTCGTCCCATCACTGATTGGTGACGTCCAGCCGGCGGAAGCAACCTTGCACATGATGGTGCCGGTAGCTGTTTGATCGGAGATGCCTTCCGTCACAAAGGTAAACGAATTGCCGTCCACGGTGGCAATGCGCCACTCCCCGTTGAGAGAGGACGGCGACGCGCCCGAAATTTCGACAACCTGCTTCGCCTCGTACCCGTGTCCGCTGCTCCGTGTAGCCGTGGCAATGTTGCCAGAGACAACCAGAGAGGTGAGCTGCAACGAGTTGAACCCGTCACGAAGCATCTGCTTTAGCGTCGGGAGACGAGAGCCAGCCGTCGCACCGAACGACCCAAGTCCCTGCATTGACGAGCGGAACCACTTCACTGATGTGTCTGCTTTTGCCATTTTCTGTTCCTCAAATCCGATCTATGTCGCCGCGAATCTGTATGCAGAAGGAGTCGCTATCCTCCGTCGCCGGCCCCTGCTGAATCGTCCTCGCGATCCAAACCGGGAAGTTCGAGGCGATCGTATTGAACCGAAGGACGTTGCCTGTCGCCCAGCCCGTGCCCCACCCGCCGGGGTTGATCGTGAAGTAGGGGCGTCCCGTCGCCGGGTTGTTGGGCGCGATGACGTTCGCGATGCTCTGCGCCTCCGCGATCTGCCCAACGGTTTCGCCGACGACCCGCACAGTCCCGGTGCCGGTAAAAATGACAGCCCACCGCTCTTGGATCGCGCCTGCGTTGTCTATGAGAACCGGAAATACCGCGTCGTTGTAACTGGCTGTAGGCTGCGTGCCAATGAGCGCGTCACTCCACACGCCAGTCCACGAGGACTGCTCAAACAGCCCTGTGTACCGCGCCATCATGTCGCCGATGATTAGCGCAGAGGAGACGTTTGATCCGGGCGAAGGGTAGTCGTGCGTGATCGGGCGCGTCACCGTGAGCATCCCGTTGATCTGTGCGTCGGAACACAGACCCATGTCCTCGATGCGGTGCTCGATGTCGATGGGCTGCGGGATGTTGGTCAGATTGCCAATCTGTACCGTGCCGGCGTCAAGGTCCGCCTCCCACCGCACAATTCCATCAGCCGCCGCCGTTGCTGTCGCGCCCCCATCGCAACTCGCGCAAGTCAGAACGTCGCCGCTCGTCGGTGCTACGCCAGCCAGCGAATCGAACCACACAACGGGGTCGTTGACTCTCGTGATGCGCCCTGATCCCGCCGCCCATGTCAGGGTCTTGCCGGGCTCCAGCAAGCCGCCAGACAGCCCGCTGAACTGAACGGAGTGGGTGCCTACCGGCACTGCTTCATCATCAAAGACGCGCACTCGCGCCACCCGCGTCCGCCCGAGGTTCACGCTCTGGTTGTTGTAGGTGCCGACGATGTGCTGGGTATTGTGGACTACCAGAACGTCGCCGGGCTTGAAGATGACCACGCGCCCGTCTGACGGCAGGCGGACGGGGTTCAGGCCGAGAATGTCCTCGTCCAGCGGGAGATACGAGTAGGAGACGCAGGCGTAGCGCAGCTCCTCCGCGTAACACATCTTCGGCTTGAACACCTTGCCGTTGATGATGCCATCCGCGTTGTACCACCATTGCGCTTCGTTGCCTGCCGCCGTCACCCACGAGCCGAAGCGGATGCGGACTATGCCTGTCTGGTAGTCGATGTTGCCGTAGACGTTCGCTCCGCTGATCTCGCCGCTCGCCTCAGCCGAGACGGTGTTAATCCCCTGCTCGCCGAGAATCACGAACTGCATGATGAACGACGATGGGCGAATCGGAACAGCAGGCACCCGGAACGCAATGGTGTCCACCGGATGCCCTGCGACGTTGGTGAGGAGTGCCTGTACCGTGCCGCCGTTCGCAACGCCGGGCGTCCACGAGTCAAGCACGAGGGTGCCAGAACCGTAGTCGATAGTGCCGACCGCCGTGGCTGCGCCGTTTGAGTGGTTCAGGTCTTGGACGATGGTTCCGAGTCGGTCAAGGATCGTCTTGCCACCGAATGACAACCGCAGCGAACCGGCGACGACTTGCTCGTTGTAGTCCGGCGTCATGTCAATCTCAAGCGTGTCCCACACGATCGTCTCGGTGCGGCTGGTCGCGCTGTCGCTCGTCGCGTAGCGGACCTTCACCCACGAGTTCGCGGGCGGAAAGAAGCTCGGCGTATTGACGTACTCGATGGCCTTGAGCTGGTTGCGGTACACATCAACCGTCTCGTCGGCGTCGAGCCCGGTCGTGTCGACGCCGGCCACCAGCAAGTCAACGACGCCCTCCGTGCCGATCTTGATCGGCTCGTAGCTGGCGAGCGGGAACTGGCCGATGACCGTCGGATTGAAACTGAGAGCGCCGGTCGCGTAGTTGATCGAGGCGAAGCCGCCATGCGGTACTCCAAGCGCGTCCTCGAAGCCGCCGACCCCATCATCTTGTCGCCATACGATAGGCATCGCCGCCTCCTAGATGCACCAGCCGAAGAAGCCCCAGCAGTTGCCACCCCAGCCTGTGACCGAGTCCTGCGCGGGGAATGAGTAGTGAACGTCGAGCGCCGTTTCATCTATCGCGACGGTCCACGTTAGCGTGACCGAGCCGGGCAAGATGCCGGTGTCAGGCAGCGGAACAGTGATGCGCCCGTTACCGTCCAGCGCAGGGACGTTAAACGTCACCTCCACGCCAAGACCCGTCTCATAGTCGATGTCCATCTCCGCGCCGCCCGCCGGCAGCACGTTAGGCGTGATGAGAATCACGCCTTTCGAGTATTCGATGATGCCTGCGGCGTCGCCCGTAATGACCCCGGCCCCGTTGTCGGTCGCGGTGTAGTAGTCACCGAGGCCGCTCGGCCAACTAATCTGCACGCTGTTCCGCATGACCGGCGTATTGGCGAGCTGGATCTTCTTCATCGCCTTGACGGTAATGCCGGCCCGCACGAGGTCCGTGGTCGCCAGCCCCCAGTTGAACAGCACCGCGCTGCCAACGTCTGGTAGGGCGCCCAGCGTGATAATCACGGAGCCCGTGGTGAAAGAGATTTGCCCGGAGCCAAAGGACGTGTCCGCGCCGGTCAGCTTGCCTCCGCCGCCGTCTTGGATGACGTACCACTTACCCTGCACCATGTACGAGACGCGCAGCGTGCCCGGCTGCGGGATCGGGTCAAGGTAGGTCACAATCGTCTGTGACCGGCTCGACGGCGTGACGAGGTAGGCGGCGGACTGCACGGCACGGGCTGGCGCGGCGCCGGGCTTGAACGTGATGCTCTTGCTCGCCGTGCCGTAGTCCGGGGCACTCGCGCTCAACGACAGGATGCCGTTGGCGTAATCCACCAGCCCGACCTGAGTTGCGCCGCTCATCAGCACGCCGTTGTCGTCGATCAACGTCGTGCCGGTCCCGGTAGACATCGACAGCGTGCCGGGGAAGATCGCCTGCCCGACGTAGATCGCTTTGGTTGGATCGAAGTCAACCGAGGTCGTCACGGTCACTGTCCCGGTCGCCGAGGCGGTCACCTGTATTCCATCGCCGCCGGGCTTGGCGTCGGCAATCGGGATTTCGGTCTGCGCGGACGGGACGAGCGGGTGGTAGATCGCGTCCGCCATGATCGAGACATCCCCGGCGCTCACTGCCTGCACCAGCGGACGGATGCCGAAGTATCTCGCCGCATCCGCAACCACGGTGTCGTAGATGCGCGAGGTCGTCAGGTCGCCGTCGTCGCTCGGCTTGGCGACGCCACCGACCAGATCGAACTCCAGCGGGTCGGAGATGTTGATCGTGAACACCTGACGGGTGAACGTCCACGAGGACGCGCCCGAGATGTAGGTGAACTCGCGGGTGGTGGCCGACACCGAGGTGATGCGGACGTACTGCTCAAGCTGGGTGGACTGGCCGGGGTTCTTGACCAGCACGATGGTCGATCCTACCGGCGGCGTCGACTCCGACACTCGGGCGATGCACGCAATCGCCATCTGGCCGGCAATGTGCGTCTCCCACAAGTAGTAGGGCGCCTTGGCGCCGCGAGCCAGATAAGACTCCAGCCGCGACACGGCAGCGTTTCGCTCATCGACCCAGTTCTCTGTGCTGAACAGCGAGGCCGACACCAGCGGATCGTCGGGAGCGTCCTCGATGATGACGTGCGCCCCGTAGTAGGCGTCGGTGTCGGTCGTCTGGACTGCCGGGAACACCTTCCGGAGATTGACGCGCCCGTAGGTGCGGTCCAGCTCGCTGATGTCGGGGAAGATGGCGTTGCTCACGCCGTCCTGAATGACGACGTTGCCGCGAACCATGCCGCCGCCGTCCTCGAAGTCGGTCATGCGCTCGCTGGCGAGCAGCTTCACATCTGCGGTGGTGATGGGCACGGGTTAGACCTCCATGAACTTGAGCTTGATCTGATACCAGTCAAGCGGGTCGGGCTCTTTGCCCTTGTAGAGGATGATGGAGGAGCGCATCGGCTCCCCGTCGTGGTGGCGGAACACCACATCTCTTGTCACGCCACGCAGGGTGAGCTGGTACACGCCGTCGCCGGTCAGCGGGTCTGGCACGACGTCGGCGAACGCCTTGAGGTCGTCCACCGTCTCGCGCCGCACCCACGAGTGATCTTCCTCGCCGAGCAGGGTGATGGGGCGTCCGGCCTGCTTCTGCGCCGTGTGGACGATGATCGCGCCGGTCAGGGTGTAATCCACTTCCTGCGCCACCGGGTGCCAATCGTGCTCGTCCTCCCAGACGAGATCGGCCGGGAGGGTGATCGTGGTCGTGCCGTCCGTGATCGAGATCGCCATCAGCTTGCCACCATCTGCGCCTTGCGGAGCATGTCCACGATGACCTCCTCGCCGCCTTCAACTACCTTGGCCGTGCCGGTGTCGTCGCCGACCTTGATGTTGATGTCCACCACCCTCGTGACCACCATGTCGGTAGCCGAGGCAGATCCGGCTGTAGCGGTGTCGACGCCGCCCTTGAGCGAGCGGGCCTCGTCGCGCTCCCGCGCCGCCGCCTCCTTGATCCGGGTGGCCGAAATCTGATTCAGCAGGGCCAGCGCCCGCGTCAGATCGGCAACCGCCGCCGAGTTGCCGGCCGACTTAGCGATGGCGATCTGCGCCTGAATCTCGGCCTTGCGCGCCTCCGCCCGGCGCTTCTCGATCTCGTCGTAGTTCCGGTTCATCTCGTCCAGTTCGTCGCGGAGCGAGAGGAGCGTGTCGCGGGCCGATTCTGCGAGCCCACGCATCCGCTCCTTCGCGTCGCGGAGCGCGTCCCGGAGCGGGCGCAGCTCCTCCGAGCCGAGGAGGCTGCCTTGCTGGATGGCGTTCCTGAGCGACGCGATGTACTCGTCCAGCGTCCTGTCGCCGCCCCGGGCCGCGTTCTCTACTGCATCGAGCGCCTTGACGTACCGTGCCGCCTGCTCGGTGGCCGCGTTCATGGCGTCGATGTAGCCGTCCAGCGAGCCGAAGCCCGTCGAGTACATCTTCTGCATTCCGGCCCAGATGCCGGCCTGCACGCGGGACAGCTCACCGCCCTTGTCGGCCGCGAGCCCGTAGGAGCCCGCCAGCGCCGTCCAGTCGACAGAGGCGGTACGAACCTCGTCCCGCTTGGCGGTCGCCGCCTGCGACGCCTGAGCGGCGCTCTGAGCGGCGCTCTTGGCTGCCTCCGCCTGCCGCTGCAACTCGTCAGCCGTCTTTCGCACCGTGTCGAGCAACTGCTGCTCGGCGTCCGTCACCACGCCGTCCGCCTGAGCCTTCTCCAGCATGGCCGCGACGTTGGCGCGGGCCGCGTCTGCCTCTGCCTGGAGGGCAGCGGCGAGGTCCCAGGCGGCTTTCGCTTCCGCCTCTCGGACCTGGACCGTCGCCTCCTCGATGGCGAGCGCATCGCCCTGCGCCTTAGCTGTCTCCAGGGCCTGCTGCGCCGCAGCAACCATCGCGGTGCCGTGCTGGCGCACCGCCTCGGTCGCCCGCTCGTTCACGCGCGCCTGCTGGTCCCAGGCATCCCTGAGCCCCTGTGCCGACTTCTGCGCCTGCTCCTGGCCGCCAACGAGCTTGGCGATGGCGCCTGTCAGCCCAAGCGCCGACGCACGCGCCTTGAGCCCGGCATCCGCCACGCCGCTGTTGGCCTTGATCGCAGCCTCGGCGTAGGCCAGGAAAGCGGCCTTCTGGTCGTCCAGCGGCACCCCGAGGCGTACCAGGGCCTCATAGGCTTCCCGCGCTCCATCTGCCGCTTTCTGGAGTGCCGCCGCCGACGTGATGCCCAGCGCCTCGTAAGCCTCCTTGGCCGACTGGATGCCGGGGGTGATTTGGGCGGCCTGCTCCGTCAGTGCGGCTGTCAGCGCCTCGATGTCCTGGGTGGCGACCGTGCCGGCCTTGCCGAGTTCCGTGATCCGCTCGCGCAGCGCATCCACGGCCTGCTGGGTGTCGGCAGCACCGATCGCTGCCGTCAGCGCCTCGGACAGCACCTTGCCGACCTCGACGCCCTGCGCTTTAAGCTGGGTCGTGGAGCTGATCAGCAGATCGACCGAGGCGACCGCCTCCCGCGCCTTGCTCGACATCCCGGAGAGCGCCCGGTCGGCATCCACGCCCAACTCCGCCAGGGCGCGACGAGACAGGACATCGGTAGCCGCCGTGAGGGACGCGATCTCCTGCTTCGTGTCGCCAAAGGCGGCGAGCGCGACGGTCTGAAACTCCACCAGCCGCTCGGCAGACAGGGGCGCCAGCGCCGCCTCCCACTCCTCACGCAAGTCCCTGGCAGTCAGGGTCCCACGGTCAGCGAGTTCCCCGAGCGCCTGCCCGTAGGCCTGCACCTTCGCGAGACTGCCAGCGTCGAACGCCGCAGACACCTCGCGCAGCGCCTCAGACAGCGTCTTGCCCTTCTTCCGCAGCTCGTCGAACTGGTTGACGAGCTTGAAAGCGTCGAGCGACAGCAGGCTCTTGGCGGCATTCGCTGCCAGCGCTGTGCCGCGCTCGAGGTCGACCATGCCGGCTTTGAGCGCCTGAACGGCCTTCTGAGCCTTCTCCTGGGCCGTCGTGGTGTTCTTGCCGAGGGCCTCCCAGGCGAGGGCGTTCTGGTAGATCGCCAGCTGGTACTGCTGGGCGCCGGCCAACGCAGCCTGGTACGCCTCGCGCTCCTGGTCGGTGAGCTTCGCAACCTCCTCGGAGGTCCTTACCCGGACGTTCGCGTACTCCTCGAAGGCTACGGCGGTCCTGTTGGCCTCGACGGCCAACTCGCGCCAACGGTCTCGCGAGCGTTCCGATGCCGCCTCGGCCTCGGCTGATCCCTCGACGTAGGCCGCCAGGCTCCTGGCCAGCCCCTGTACTGTGTTGACGGCGATCTCCGCGCCAATGATGGCGACGGCGATCTTGATCGAGCTGGGAACCTTGGCAATGGCCGCAGCCAGGCCGCCAGTCGTTGCCGTTGCGACCAGCAGCTCCGCACCGAACGCCTTGATGGCGGGGATGGCTTTCGCCACCAAGGTCGCGCCGATGACGATGCCGGCCGTTTCGGCCAGACTGATGACCTTCTCCAGGTTGGCGCTGACGGCATTCAGCGCGCTCGCTGCGGCCTGGCTGGCGCCGGTGGTCCGATCCAGTTCGGCGATGAAGATCTTCCACTCGTTGCTGACGCGGTTGACCGCCCGGCCGATCGTGTCCGGCAGCTGGGCAAACTCGCGCTCGATGACATCGCGCTGCGACTGGACGGCGCGGAACACCTGCTCTGAGGTCAGTGCGCCGGCCTCGCCGAGCTCGCGGAGCTTGCCGATCGGCACGCCGAGCCCGTCGGCGATCGCCCGCGCCAGGCGGGGTACCTGCTCGAGCACCGACCGCAGCTCGTCCCCCCGCAGGGTGCCGGAGGCGAAGGCCTGGCCGAGCTGGATGATGGCCGCTTCGGCGCCCGCTCCGGCCTCGCCCGAGGCCGCCAGCGCTTTGGTGATGACGTTGGTGACCTCGGCCACCTCAGCCTGGGAGGCGCCGAGATCCTTCGTCGAGCGTGCGAGGCGCGCGTACAGCTCGCCGACCGCGCCGAGGGTGGCACCGGTCTCGTTGGCGGTCTCGCGGATCTCCTGAAGGGCCCTGGCGCCACCCTGCGCCGATCCCGTCGCGACGTTGAGCCTCGCGGCGAGGTTGGCCATCTCGTCGGCCACCTCGGCGATGCCCTTGGCCGTGAACCCGGCACCGAGGAGCGCCGAGATCTTCCCCAGCGCCGTCCCCCACTCCTCGAACTGCCGGCCGGTCTTGTCGGCCTCTGCGCCGAGCGCCTTGACGCTGGCCGCAGCCTTGGTGGTCGCCGCCGTGGCGTCGCCAGCGGCCTTCGTCGCGGACGGCCCGATGTTGGCGAGCTTCGCCTTCGCCTGGTCGGCCCAAGCGGAGAGCTGGTCCTTGACGACCTGGATGATGACGCCGAGCGAGAGGTTTGCCATCAGGTCACCGCGTCACCGAAAGAAAGCGGGCCATCCGTGGCCCTTGGAGGGTCCGGGATTACTGCATGCGCACGCGGTAGTACGCAGACTCGTCCGTGCCCTTGCTGGTGTCGGCCTCCAGAGCGCCCTCGACCTCCAGGGCCGCGAAGTCGTCGGTGATGAGGCCGAGAGCCTTCGCGCCGCCGATCTTCACCTTCCAGAAGTCCACGAGCACCGGCTTGCCCTGGTCGGCCTCGTTCACGCCTTCAAACATCATCTCCAGCGTGACGGACGAGGCTTTCAGCGCCTCCACCACGTCGTAGGCCGCGTAGGTGTAAGTGACCTCGACAGTGGCGCCATCGGCGCCGGTGAAGCTATCGAGGATGAAGATGCCGCCCGGGCGCACTTCGTAATCGAGGCCCGCCGTGTAGGTCACGGTGCCGCCGTCGTTCTTGACGGAGACGGCGGTCGGGGCCGGGTGGGCAAGACGAATCAAGCCGCCCTTCTTGGCGGTGTACTCGGCCGACGTGACCGTGCCGCCCGACACCGCGTCGGTCGTGCCGAACGCCACGCGAGCGAGGTTCGTGGTGTTGACGTCGTGCCACGTCATGTTGAGCGTGATGTTGGAGATGCGGGTCACGGATGCGTAGGTGCCACCACCCGGCTGGGTGTAGTCCTGCATCTTCTTGACCTCCTCCTCGATGCCGAGTTCGGCCTTGGAGAAGTTCCCGCACTCCTCGAATGCGTCAGTCGATCCGGCGACCTTGGCGTACCACTTGCCGGAAGCGAGAAGGGGCTTTTTGCGAAATGCCATGTCAGTTACCTCACGGTTGCGACAGTAGATGCCGCATCACGCGGCGACGGGTAGCGACCCTCAGCCGACTTCACTGCGGGCCACCTTGATGAGATCCATGATCTGGTCGAGCAGCTCGGGCAAGATGGTGGACGATGCGACTGGCTTGGCAGGCGCTTCGCCATACGACAGCACGGCGGACATCGCCTTCATGCACCGCACCATCCATCCTTTCCCGAACTTGCTCCAGTTCGAGGTCTGGGTGTAGCGCACTGCCCGCGCCACCATGAACTGCTCGATGACCCACGCCTCGTCGTGAGCGTCCAGCGTGTCCTGCAAAGCGTCGAGCGTCCTCGGGCCGATGATGCCGTCCTGCGCGGCGTGCAGAACGCCTTGCAGCATCTTCGCGGCGGCGCCCTTACCCTGATTCACAGAGCTGTCGAACAGCACGAACGCGAGGCGCGGCGCCATGTCCACGACCCGCCGGGCCACTGGGTTCCAGTACTCGGTGCGGTAGATCTCTGCGGCGCGCTGCGGCGTCAGGTTCTTGATGTCCTCGCCCGGATGCGCCTTCTTGCTGATGCCGTAGTTCGTCTCGCCGCCCGGGTCATCGGCGTCATCGACATACCCGCCCTCGATGTCGGGGCGCAGGACGAAAGCGATGGCGTCGTCGCGGATCACTTCGGGTACTCCATCTTCGCCAGCATCTCGGTCTTTGCCCGCGAGCCTGCCGTGGTGCCGTGGTAGTAGGCCATCGCGCCGAGCCAGACGGTTCCGAGCGAGCCGAGCAGGAGGTTGACGGTGTCACGTGCGCTTTCCGGCACGCCCCACGCCATGACGGCGCCGAGCACCAAGAAGAACCCCGTGGTCAGCATGTAGGCGAGGATGCGCGGCGTCCAAACGTCGCCGGTTGCGATCTCACGCTGCCGGGCGTTGGCGCGGTCCTCATTGGCTAGCTTCTCCAGGTCCACGCCGAGGGCCGCCATGTCCTTCTTGAACTGGAGGTCGGCCTGCTTGAGCGCGATGAGCTGGTCCGGCGTCGCGGACTGCACCGCCATCGCGAGCGCGTCCTCGCTGGTATCGGTCACGTCAACGCCGAGCAGGGCGTCGGTGATGACCTTCGTCGCCATGCCGGCAAGCGGGGTGCCCAGCGCAGTTGCTAGCGCCGGGGCGACGGTGCGAACGACGGCTTTCCAGTCGAAGTTCACTTGCTTCCCCAGTCGAGGATCTGGGCGACGATGAGCGCCCCGACAAGGACGGTTCCGACCATGAACACGGCGTCCGCCAGCTCCATCACTGCCCACCTCCGTGGATGATT